AGGCTCCGGTCTCGTGGGCTCGGAGATGTGTATAAGAGACAGGTGGTAAAATGCCCCGTCCATTGAGTCAGGAAAAGAAAAGAGAAAAGACAAAAGAAAGCTTGAAAAATGCGCTTTTGTCGAACAAAATGTCTGAAAAATTTCTGGAAGACAAGGTGGAAGAGTATATGTCCTTTTATGATGATTTACTCTACATAAACCAGACACTTACCACCCTGAAAAAAGATGGAAACTGTACGCTCAAAAATTACACCGATGCAACGGCGGAGAAACGCCGGATCTCGGCGGAGATGAGGAGCATCCTGTCGTTCCTGGGGCTAAAGCCGTCGGACGTGGTCCTGTCGTCAGGCGCTGCGGACGATGAGGAGTTATAGCCGTTTTATAGATCCGTATATCCGGAAGATTAAAAACAACGAGGTGGAACACTGCAAAGAGCAGGACCTCATGATTGATAATATAGTGATCCCCACGCTGGAACGGCCGGATGTCCGGATCGATGATGAAAAAATTGAAAAAGGGTTGTCCTTGCAGAAATACTTCCCATATCGGCTCATCGAATGGGAGGTATTTCTTTTTGCTCTGATCGTGGGTGTGACCTTCGAAGATGGTGACATTGTATTCAATGAGGTTCGCGTCATGGTTGGCCGGGGAAGCGGGAAAAATGGTTTTATTTCCTTCCTGTGTTTTTATTTTCTCTCTCCTTACCACGGAATCCGGGGCTATAACATCGACCTGATGGCAAATGCAGAGGACCAGGCCAAGACTTCTTTCAAAGATGTCTATGAGGTCATTACGGATCCAGTGGAATCGAAGTATAAAACAGTGCTGAAAAAGAATTATCATGCCACCAAAGAACTGATCACTGGCCGGGCCACCAAGTCAGAGTTGCGGTTCAATACCTCATCAAAACGAGGCAAGGACAGTAAGCGTACCGGCTGTATCATTTTCGATGAGAAGCACGAGTACACCGATGTTCAGAACATGAACACACTGAAATCCGGCCTGGGAAAAGTCTGGCACGGGCGGATTATTACGATCACTACGGATGGCCACATCCGGGGCGCGGTGCTGGACCAGGAGAAAGAGCAGAATCAGGCAATCTTAAAGGAATACAATCCACTCAACCGCACCCTGGTGTTCTGGTGCCGGATTGAGAACGAGAAGGAGTGGAACCAGATAGATAAGCTGGTAAAAGCTATCCCGAGCTTGAATGATTTTCCAAGCCTGCGGACCACGATTGAGAAGGAAATCATAGATATGCCATACAATATGGATTATTTCCCAGAATATATGGCAAAACGCTGTAATTTCCCTGTCGGAAATAAAGAAGTTGAGGTGGCCACCTGGGAAGATATCCTGGCAACGGATCAGGATATGATAGACCTGGAGGGAAGGAACTGTGTAGGAGGTGTGGACTATGCGAAAACCAATGATTTTGTTGCAACAGGCCTTACTTTTCGTGTTGAAGAAAAAATCTACCATGTGCAGCACACCTTCATCTGTTCCAGATCGAGGGACTTAGGTGGAATCAAGGCTCCTTTGCGGGAATGGGAAGCAAAAGGGGATGTAGAATTTGTGGATGATGTGGAAATTTCTCCGGATTTGGTGGCCGGCTGGTTTGAGAAAATGGGCCAGCGGTACAACATCATCAAGATTGCAATCGATAATTACCGATATTCTCTTTTAAACTCAGCTTTGAAGAAAGTTGGGTTCGATGCTTTTGAGAAGAAAAATGTGTATCTGGTTCGACCTTCTGACATTATGAAGGCCGCACCGATCATCAATCATGGCTTTGTCACCCATAGGATCGTTTTCGGAAATACACCTATCATGCGGTGGTATACCAATAACACCAAGAAACAAATGGATGATAAGGGAAATATTACATACGGAAAAATCGAACCGAACTATCGGAAGACAGATGGATTCATGGAATTTGTCTGCACAATGACCATTATTGAGGAGATTCCGGAAGAACTTGACTACTCCGGAATCAACTTTGATGTATATAGCTATTAAGCAGGAAGGGGGTGTGACATGGGATTTTGGGCATGGCTCGAAGGAAAATTGTCTACAGGAAAGACCGTGGAAGTAACTGCGGACACCATTGAACAGTTTGTGGACCAGGAACGACTTTCCAACCTGGTGGCAGAGGAACTTACAGTTCATGCGGCAATCAATCTGATAGCAAACAGCATTTCGAAGTGTGAATTTAAGACTCTGTCAAAAGGGAAGGAGCAGCAGGGAGAGGAATACTACGCTTGGAACTACGAGCCGAACAAAAATCAGAACTCCAGTCAGTTCCTCCAGGAGCTTGTAGCGACACTCCTGTACCGTAATGAATGCCTGGTGGTCGAAAGCATGGGGCAGCTGATCATCGCGGAAAGTTTCACGAAAGAAGAATATGCCTTGAAAGAGACGGTATTCAGCAATGTATACCGGAAAGGGCTGACTTTTGACAGGACGTTTCGCATGTCGGAAGTTCTGTATTTTCGCTTGAATAACAAGAACATCCGTCAGCTTCTCACAAACCTGTGCAATGGATATAACACCCTGCTGGATGAAGCGGTGGACAAGTACGAAAAAGCCGGCGGCGAGAAAGGAACCTTGCACATTGATGCCCTTGCCACCGGTGCAAAATATGGGGGTAAAAGTTTCGAGGAAGTCTATGAAGACCTGATGAACAACCGATTTAAGCGCTTTTTCAACAGCCGGAGCGCGGTTCTCCCATTATTTAACGGCTTTACATATACGAAACAGGCAGCAGAACAGAGCAAGAAATCCACCTCAGAGATGAAAGATATCACCGATGTACTGGATGAAATTGTGGTGACTGTGGCCAGAGCGTTCAACATTCCGTCGGCATTGCTGAAAGGCGATGTATCAGACGTGGAAAAAGTGACACAAAACTTTCTTACCTTCTGTGTAGATCCAATATGTGAAATGCTTCAAACGGAGATCAACCGGAAACGCTACGGCAAACGCCAGGTGCAGCAGGGTTGCTATTTGAAGATCGATACAACCACTATCATGCATGTGGATGTGTTCGCGATTGCAGAGAAAATCGACAAGCTGATCTCTTCCGGCATGTATTGTATCGATGAGCTTCGGAAGAAGCTTGGAGAGACAGAACTTGGAACGGAAGAGAGCCGAAAACATTGGATCACAAAGAACTATACCGATATTGCGAAAGGAGGTGATACAGGATGAATGCAACAACGAAGTTTCGCTTCGAACAGCTGGCCAGCGGAGATACGCATAAACTTTACATTTATGACGATGTGACTGCGTATGGTTCCTGGAACTGGGAGACCTGGGACTATGATGAGTCGGAGACCAGCGCAAAATACTTCCGGGAACAGCTGGAAGCGATCCCGGACAGCGGGAGCATCGAGCTACATGTAAACAGCAATGGTGGCTCCGTCAAAGAAGGAATTGCCATTTATAACCAGCTGAAACAGCACAAAGCAGAGAAGATCTGCTATGTGGACGGCTTTGCTTATTCAATTGCAAGCGTGATCTGTATGGCCTGCGACAAAATTATTATGGGTCAGGGTACCTCCATGCTGATTCACAACATGTCCATGTCTGTGTACGGCGATGCGAAAATGCTGCGGAAGTGTGCGGATGATCTGGACGTGCTGATGGAGTCCAACCGACAGGTCTACATGGAGCGGGCAAAAAATCTCACTGAGGAAGAACTCAAGGAGATGATGGACAAGGAAACCTTCCTGACACCGGAACAGTGCCTGGAATATGGTTTCTGCGATGAAATCAGTAGCAGTAAGGTGGATCCGAGCCAGCTGAACCAGCAGGCAGAGGTTACGATCCGGCAGTTACGGCAGCAGATCAACAGTTTCCAGTCCTTCCACAAAGAGATGGAACAGTTTGTTCCGAAAGAAAAATCTCCGGTACCGGAGAAAAAAGAAAAAGGCGACAAAGTGCTCAAAATGATGGGCGCTTTTTTAAATGCATTTGAAAGGAGCAGCAAATGAAGAATAAAGACCTTCTGAACCAGGAAAACAAAGAACTGATGCAGAACCTCTCTGAGGCTCTGAAAAACGACGACGAGGAAGCAATGGCCGAGGCCTTTTCTCAGTTCGCTGATGGCGTGCAGGAACGCATCATGGAGGAATACGGTGATCTGAGACAGAGCCGTGATTCTGCCATTCTTGCGGCCCGGGGTATCCGTCAGCTGACCAGTGAAGAGAAAGAGTTTTATCAGGCCTGGATTGATGCCTCAAAATCTGCGAATCCGAAGCAGGCACTGGTGGATATCTCAAAGGCAATGCCGGAGACGGTTATTGACACTGTGATCTCTGACATGAGAGAGTCCCACCCCCTGCTGGACAATATTGACTTTCTGAACTGCCAGGGCGTGATCAAGATGATCGTCAATGCAGACAATATTGATCTGGCCACCTGGAGTGCCTTAAACTCCGCTATTGCCACGGAGCTGGCCGGAAAGATTGATACTATGGATATGACCCTGGCAAAACTGAGCGCATTCATCCCGGTATCGAAAGATATGCTGAAACTGGGCCCGGCATGGCTGGACAATTACGTCCGGATCATCCTTTCTGAGGCATCAGCTGCAGGACTGGAAAAAGGCATCCTGAAAGGAACCGGAAAAGATCAGCCTATCGGTATGTGTAAGGATCTCGCCGGTTCCGTTACTCTGGGGGTATATCCGGATAAAACCAAAGTAAAGCTGACTTCGCTGGAACCGGAAACATACTGTGGAGTAGTAGCGCCTCTGGCTAAGAAACCGGATGACGTCGGCGGATACCGCACGGTACCGGAAGTCCTTCTGGTAGTCAACCCGGTGGATTACATCAAGAGAATCCTTCCGACTTCTACTGTGCGAGCCACCGATGGAAGCTACAAGAACAATATCTTCCCGTATCCGACCAAAGTAGTTCAGTCCGCAGTGCTGGACGAAGGCGAGGCCATTATGGGCATCGCCAAAAAGTATTTTATGGGCGTAGGTGCCGGCTCTTCCGGAAAGATCGAATACTCAGACGAGTATCAGTTCCTGGAAGATAATCGGGTATATACCACGAAGATGTATGGCATGGGACGTCCGAAAGACAATAATGCATTCCAGTATCTGGATATTTCCAAACTGAAACCGCAGTCCCTGAAAGTGGAAGTAACCAACACCGAGGACAACCCGGTAAACACAAAGGCGAAAGCTTGATGAGGTGATCACATGGCAGCAGAAGAGCTTTTGAATGACGTCAGGAATTATCTGGATATTACTTACAGTGATACGGATGGAGATACGAAGCTGATCGGCATCATCACCAGGGGAATGGCCTATCTGGACGATAAGGCAGGGAAAACACTGGATTATGAGAAAGAAGGACAGCCCCGGGCGCTTCTGCTGGATTACTGCCGGTATGCGAGGAACAGCGTACTGGAACTGTTTGAACAGAATTTCCATTCGGAGCTGATTATGTTGAGAATCGGGGTGCAGACGGATGAATACGCGGAAGACAACGGTTTCATTTGAAACGTTCAATGATGGTTTGGTTTCCATTCATCTGATCGATGATGATGGGAACGCAGGGCAGATCAGGGGAAAATTCCGGTATGCAGAGAAAACCGTTGGAGCGGCGCGGTACTATGAAGCTATGACTGCCAAGATACAGGTCGACCGCCTGATCCGGATCCAATACCAGGAATGGCTGACCACGGAGTATCTGGCAGTGATCCATGGACGGGTCTATGAGATCAGCCAGGTACAGATGATTCCGGATTCTTTGCCGAAAACCAGTGCGTTATCCCTGCGTCTTGCAAGACAGAGGGAGGTGGCCGATGGCATCCTTTGAAGTAAAGGGTTTTGAGGAACTTTTGACACAGCTGGATAAGCTGGGAAGGTTCGATGAGGTAGCCCCCAAGATGATGAAAGCCGGCATGGAGATTCTCCAGGAGGAAGTTGTAGCGGAGGCGTCGAAGCATAAAGACACTGGTGAAATGGTTGCGTCCATAAAACCGACAGGACTCCAGGCAGGTTTTGATGGCGGGTATTATATGTGTACCCGTCCTACAGGCTACGCCAGCGGAAAAGGTAAGTGGAAGAACGCCAGAAAAGGAAAAGGCGAAGGAACAGGGCACAGGAGAGTCCGGAATATGGAAAAGCTCGTATGGTTGGAATTTGGCGTAAAAGGCCGCCCAGCCACACCGGTAATCACCAGCGCGGTGATCCGGGCCGAGCCGCGGGTTCTTCAGGCAATGCAGGAGGTATTTAACCGGGAGGTGATGCAGTGATGGAACTGGAAAAGGTTCTGGAAGGTATCGGGATCCCAGTGAAATATTATGAGTACGCCGGAGTAAAGCCGGAGTACATCGTGTATAACGAGGAAGCAGAACAGCCGGCAGACTACGGCGATAATGATCCGGAATGTCACATAACCTGGTGGCAGGTACATATCTTCACCCCGAAGACCGGAAAGTTCCGGGAGTATAAGAAGACTGCGGAAACAGCCCTCCGGAAAGCCGGTTTTACGGTAACGGATATCCGGACATTGTATGAAACAGAAACAAAGACAATACATGTGGTACTGTCGTGCCACGAAGAAAGAGAGGAATAATTATGGCAAAAAAAGGCCTTGAATATGTAGTATTTGGTAAGCTGCAGGAAAATGGAACCTATAAAGAAGGCAAGAGACTGAGCCCGGCAGCAGCGTTCAACGGCACCCCTACAAAATCTAATGCAAAAGACTATGGGGATAACGTGCTTCAGGAAGTGGATAACTCTGTGACTGGTGCGACTCTGAGTGTAGAACTGAACAATGATGTGGATGAGATTTATACTTACCTGCTGGGGCACACCAAGACAGAGGGTGAAAATGGGGTAATTTCCTTTAAATCTACCGATGAGGCTCCCTTTGTTGGAGTGGGTGCAGTCGGAATGTCTGAGAACAAGTGGGTAGTTAAATTCTATACGAAAGTGAAGTTCTCTGAGCCAAATGATGAGAATCAGACAAAACAGGAAAATACAACTTTTACACATGTGACTCTGGAAGGAGAGGCTATGGTGCCGGAAGATTCAAAAGAATGGAAAATCAGAGCAACTTTTGGTACTCTGAAAGCAGCAAAAGACTGGCTGAACAAAAAAGTCGGAATCACCGCGGAGGCAGCGTGAGCAGCCTAAGACCGGGAGGCACCTGGATAATGATCGGGGGAGAAGAACATTGCGTCTTCTTCTCCCTCGGTGTTATTGACGAACTGCAGAGCCGATTTGGTAAAACAGTGGGACAACTCCTGGTAATGTTGAAAGATCCTGTGGAAGGACCGGGGTACCTTCGGGAAATACTGACAGCACTTTTGAATGACGAGGGAATCCGGCTGAAAAACGGAAAAAGGTATACAAAAGAAGAGGTGGGTTCTCTCGTGATGCAAAAGGAGATTCCGGGACTGACAATATCCCTTTTCCTGGCCTTCAATGACGCCATGCCGGAGCCGGAAGACGAGAGGAACGACGAAGAGAGCGAGTTGTTGGATATTGCTCAGCTTCTTATTATTGCCACCTCAAAGATGGGTTACAGCGAGGAAGAGATCTTCAATATGACCCCGAAGAAATTCTTTACACTCTTTGAAAAGTATCTGGAACTGAACGGGAAGAAGAAAGACACCCGGGCGGCCATTGATATGTTGCCGTAAAATGGTATTTTTTATATTGTAATTTTCTGCAAAAATGTTAGAATGTTGAAAAAGGAGGGAGTTACATATGAAAAAAATATCAGTAACAGTGGCAATTTTATTTTTGCTATTGATATACCCGTTCAATTAAAAAGCAGAGGAACAAAAAGAAAATAAGTGGAAGATTGGGACCTATGTCGATAAGTTCAACAGGTCTACAGGTGAAAAGTATGTTACAACTGAAGATTACATTGACGGCACGTTTAGTAATAGTGCAACAACAGATTCTGAATTAAAAGTTATTCTTTTAATGGATAAAGAAAATATTTTCTTTCGGTTGTATGAATACGGAGATAACCAAGTCGATAATTATTACAGCAAAGACAAATATTATAGCCTGAGTATTTTAGATTCTAAAGATATAGAACATGAGATAAGCTGTTATTTTTGTTCAAAAGGAACGGATTTGACTGTGAGGGACAAGGATGAGTTTTGTCGAGCTCTGGAATATGGCGGAAAGACCATGTTTTACTTGAAAGAAAATGACGGAACGTCAACATATAAGTTTACTGTTAATTTTGAAGATGGCTTTGAAAAAACGTACGCAAAGGTAGGCGGCGAGTTTGAAAATAACGAAGCCCACAAAAAGTATTTAGAGGAAGAAGCAGCAAAAAGAATAAATGCAAAATGTGAAGTCTCTGTAGAAAAAACAGAAGATCAGCATATAAAATGCAGCGTGAAGTCAGAAATTCCAGATGGCGCAGTAATTGATCTTTACCTAATTAAAAATTATTATCTCATAGAAAGTACAGAAACAATACTGAAAAATGGTGAAATCATATATGAGTTTGAAACAAGTTTGGAAGGTTCTGAAAATGGCGATAAATATGAAGTCGATGCAAGGCTTATATATGAAAACCAGTCAAACGAAATCAAGGAAAAATTAGGGAAAACATCGAATAGTTTTGATTATTTTTATTATGTAGACGGAGTGGAAATACCATCTTACGGAGAAGAAAAAGAATTAAAATTAGGATATAGCATCTATACAGTGAACGAATAAAGACGAAAGGAGCCGAAAATATCGGCTCCTTTTAAATTTTCATTGGTAGGATGAAAAAAGTTTCAAATAACTCTTGACTTGTTGCGTGCAACATGTTAATATTGTTACATGCAACAAGGAGGTGAGAAAAGTAGAAGAGAAAAGTAGAGCTGAGTATTTCAAAGAGCGTAGAGAAAAATTCAAAGCATTTCACGTTGAAGTAGAAAAAGAAAAAATGATGCGCTTTGAAGAAAAACTGAAAGAAAAGAACGTTACAAAAAAAGAATGGCTCGATGAGAAAATCAGTGAGGAACTAAAAAAATAGAGATTCGCCCACACCTACCACAGCCGGACGAATCTCTCCCACAGAAGTTTCCTTCTGTAAATATTATAATGCAGATGGAAACTTCTTTCAAGGGTTAAAATTTGAAAGGAGATTTTATTATGCAGGAATTAAAAGTAATTGAAAATAATTTAGTGCCAGTGTACGAAACAAGCAATGGCGAAAAGGTTGTATATGGTTCAGAACTCCACGAAGTGCTTGAAGTAAAGAGTAAATTTGCTGACTGGATTAAAAATAGATTGAATGATTGCGATGCTGCCGAAAAGGAAGACTTTGAGACTTTTTCTAAAATTTTAGAAAAAGGCAGACCAACAGTAGAATACATCGTCAAACTCGACACCGCCAAAGAAATGGCAATGCTTGAGCGGAATGACAAAGGCAAACAGGTACGGAAATACTTCATTGCCGTAGAAAAGAAGTATAACAATCGCATGAAAGTTCCCATGACCATCCCCGAACAGATTCAGCTCCTTGCAATGGGAAATGTAGAACTCAACCAGAAAGTAGATGATCTCGACAGAAAAATTGACCGTCTGGAACTCGACCTTCCTATCCTTGGCATCGAGATCGACCGGATTACATCAGCGGCGAAAAAGAAAGGCGTGGAGTGCCTTGGTGGAAAGAACAGCGAAGCTTACCAGGACAAATCCCTCCGCGGAAAAGTCTACAATGATATTTACCGGGAACTGAAACGGCAGTTTGGCGTGAGTACATACAAAGCCATCAAACGGAGCCAGTGCGATACGGCCGTGTCAATCATCGGAGAGTACCAGCTTCCTTATGTTCTGCTGGAACAGGTGCAGCTCAAAAACTCTCAGCTTGGTTTATGGGGGGGGTAGCACATTATGAGTAAAAGAGCCCCTAAACTGAAAAGAAAAGAAATTTTAAGTACCATAAATACTTACTGCGAGAAGAATAATAATGACTTCGTACTGGTCTATCTGATGAAGGCTGCCGAACTTTTCTATAAAATGTATGACAATGAAGACTATGCCAGCTTGACAGATCTCGATTGGGATAAAGCGCTAGCACTGTTAGATCTTATACAGTGTAATGATGAGAAAAAGGTTCATAACATAAAAGTCATTCTTGGTTGCATGATGAGAAAATGCTAAATGGGGAAAGAATATGAAAAATTTTAAAGGAATTTTATTTTGCGTATTCCTTTTCATGAGTTTTGCACTTGCGTCAACAGATCTGTTCTGGTTTGCTGTTTATTTGCTGGCATGCGGAGTGATCTGGTGTCTGGTTCATCTTTATAGATGGCTGAGCTGGCTGTTTGCGGATGATATTAAGCACATGAAACGGGACAAGGACAAGTATTATAAAAGAAGAGGATGGAAATAACCGCACATAAGCGTCTGCCGGATTGGCAGGCGCTTCTTTTATACATGAATCGAGGATGAACTATGGCAGGAAAAAATGATATTGTTGCCGGAATCCGGCTGGAAGGCGATCAGCAGTTCAAGAGCAGCGTAACCAGCGTTAATAAAACAGTCACTTCTCTAAGATCAGAGCTGAATCTTGTCAAAGCGCAGTACGATGGAAACCAGAACAGCATGGAGGCTCTGACCCAAAAAGGTGAGATATTAAATAAAATCCTGGAGCAGCAGAAGCAGAAGGTGGAGGCCACGAAGCAGGGGCTGGAGAACGCCACCAGAGCTTATGAAAATGGTGGAAAGAAAATCCAGGAAATGGAAAAGGCCTGCACCGCCCAGGAAGAAAAACTGGAAGAGTTAAACAGAACCTACCAGCAGGCCAAGCAGAAATTGGAAGAGCTGGAAAAGACAAACGGTTCTTCCAGCGACGCGGTAAAGGAGCAGCAGGAAGCAGTCAAAAAGCTGGAAGAAGAGCTGAACGACCAGAACACAGCGGTTGCGAAGGCTAAAACCGAACTGAGTCGGTGTCAGAGTGAATACCAGAAGACGGGAAACAAGGTTGAGGATTGGAAAACAAAACTGAATAACGCCGAAGCTCAGGTTATTAAAGCGAACAGCGCTGTGGCCGAAAATGCCCGCTACATGGATGAAGCAGCAGCGTCGGCGGACAAGTGTGCAAAAAGTATTGATGCGTACGGAAAAGCAGTAAAAGAACCCGAAAAGATCAATACAGAATCCTTGTTAAAGGGTGCCGTGATCGAAAAAGCGGTGGATATTGCTACGAATGGCCTGGGACAAATTGCAGGTGCGGCAAAAGAGGCTGTTACAGAAATAAAAAAAGTAGGCAGCAGTTTTGAGGCCGCCATGTCAGGGGTAGAGGGCGTCAGCGGAGCGACAAAACAGGAAGTTTCTCAGCTTTCAGACAAGGCAAAAGAAATTGGAGCGAACACAAAGCTTTCAGCAGAACAGGCAGCGGGCGCAATGATGAACCTGTCTGTAGCGGGGTGGCAGGTGCAGGAAACATTAGATGGCGTCGACGGTGTCGTATATCTTGCACGGGCGGCAAACATGGATCTGGCGGAATCAGCTCAGATCGCTGCGGATAATATTGCGACTTTTAATTTACAGGCATCAGACACCACTCACATAGCAGATATGCTGGCTTACGCCCAGGCGCACAGTAATACGACGGCGTCACAGCTGGGCCAGGCCTACAAAAATTCGGCAGCAAACATGAACGCCGCCGGACAGACGATTGAAACCACCACGGCAATCCTGGAGGCCCTGGCCAACAACGGCCTGCGTAGCGCGGAGTCAGGTACCGCATTGGCAGCAGTAATGCGTGACATGACTTCCAAAATGGAAGATGGAGCTATCGCAATCGGCGATACTTCGGTTAAGGTCATGGATAGCAGAGGAAACTTCCGTGATATGCTTGACATCTTAAAGGATGTGGAAAAAGCGACAAACGGTATGGGTGACGCTCAGAAACAGGCCGCTTTACTCTCCACATTTACTTCGGATTCAATCAAGGCATTGAACATGATGTTGAATACCGGAGCCGATGAAATCGCCGGATATCGGGAAGAACTGGAAAATTGTGCGGGTGCTGCCGAAGAGATGGGCGACACCATGGACGATAATCTGGAAGGAGCCACAGCGGCTTTCAATTCTGCCGTTGAGAGTCTGGAAATTACTATCTACGAAAAGTTCAGCGGACCGTTGAAGGCTGCCACAGAAATGGCCACATCTGCAGTTTCTTCTATCACGAAAGCGATTACTCCACAGAAAGATGCGGTCAATGAAGTATATGATTCAATTATAGAATCTACGGAAAAATTAAAGGATAATGTCAAGTCTATTGGAGAGACCTTCACCGGAAGCATGGAAGAGGCTCAGAATGTGAGCGATCTGGCGGAACGGTTGGAAACTCTAAATGAGGTTGAAAATCGTACGACCATTCAGAAACAGGAAATGGCGGACATTGTTGACACACTGTCACTTTCTATTCCAGAGCTGAAAGGGGCCTATGACGAAGAAAATGACAGCCTGTCAGTAACCAATGATGAACTGGAAAAACTGGTAAAGAATTATAAGAAAACAGCTGTTGAGCAGGCTCTCATAACGGCAAACCAGGATCTGTACAACCAGCAGCTCGAAGCGACAAAACAGTTACAGGCAGCAGAAGAACAACTGAAAAGTACAGAAGCAAGAAAAAAGCTACTGGAAAATGAAAGAGATTTAATCTACGAAATCAAACGCCAGAACGAGTTGTTAAACAGTGGTGAAATTACCGATTATTCACAACTTCTTGATTATAAAACAGAAGCATTAAAAATGTATGAACAGGCTCTTGCTGACGGAACCATCACACAGGAAGAGTTCAATGCGGCACAAAAAGAACTGTCAAATGGAATGATGGAAGATCGTTTTGCATTGTTGACAGGACAGGTTATTGCAACCGATGATTCTGTAGGAATATTAGGACAATCGGTAGAAACGCTGGACACACAAACCCAAGGTCTGAACAAAACCGTTGAAGAAAACCAGAAAATCCTGGACGATTCAGAAAAAAGCATAGACGCAAACCGGGAAGCCGCCGAGGAAATGGTCGGTGTGACGGATGACGGCGTAGATGCTTTGAAGCGGGCAAACGGGGAACTGCCGCCACTTTCCGAGAACCTCAAAAAACAGGCAAAAGCAATAAGCATGGGTCTGTCGGAAGCCGGAAAATATAATGTTGTTCTCGGGGAAACCGGGGAAACTGCGGAAGAATCATCCGGAAGCATTCTGAAATGGTCCGGAACCGTAGAAGATGCCGGAGATGCTGCGGCAGCTTCAGCAGAAAAGCAGAAAGAAGCCCAGCAGAAAGCCGCTGATGCCGCAAAAGAAGCCGCCGAAGCACAACGGACAGCAGCACAGGAAATCCTTGACGCCTACAATTCCACCAGGGAGAGTATCGAGTCAAGCCTGCAGAGCAAAATCAGCTTGTTTGACCTCTTCGAGAAGGACGACGGCGGAGCAGATGTCACCACCGAGGCAATGAACAAGAACCTCAACAGCCAGATCGAAGCGATTAAGAAATACAAGGAAAATCTTCAGAAACTCCGGGAAATGACCGACGAGGAGGGAAAGAGCCTGGTATCACCGGAGTTCATTCGGTACATTGAAAGTCTGGGCATGGAAGGAGCTAACGCACTGGATCACATGGTCTGGACCTGGGAGAACCAGGGAGAATATGGAGCCGAGCAGGTCAGAGGCATTTCAGACAATTACATGGAGGCTATGGACCTAAAAGAAGAGATAGGAAAGACCACGGCAGCTAATACGATTGCATACAAGGCGGGCATGAAAGAATTTGCCTCATCTACCGAGGACTTCTCAGATTTGCGGGACGCTATTGAATATGCGGCACAGTACGCCGGAGAAGCCTGGCAGGGACTGACAGACGAAACCCGAACGGAACTGGAAAATGCAATTCAAACCGCATCTGCCTGTGGCGCGGGAATACCGGAAGGTTTGGCAGATAGCATCTCATCCGGCGCAACATCTCCGGAACAGGCTATTGAGATGATGAATTCGGCCATTGAGGGACAGTTCAAAGGCCTGGCAAAAATCGCAGAGGAAAATGGAATCAGCGTACCTGGCAACTTGAAAGTCGGGATTGAAGCTGGTGGCCAGTCCGCCGTGGATGCCTATACGGAGCTGATCGAGCTTCTGGCAGCCAATAACGTAGATTTGGAGACCGCCGGTAAGGAAGGCGGCACCAGCCTGGGGAAGGGTGCCGCAGAAGGAATTAAAGGAGAAACCGACAATGCGAAGTCCACCGCCCAGAAAGTCGTAGAATCCGCTCAGAAGGTCATTAACGACAACGCCGGGGCTTACGGATCCGCCGGAAAACTCCTCATCACTGCAATGGCCGCCGGAATGACGGCATTTTCCTACCAGGTCAGCAATGCGGCAGGGTCAGCAGTAGGAAGTGGGGCTGGTGCGGCAGCAGGATACGAAGGAAGCTATCAGGCGGTCGGCAATCAGTTGGCGGCCGGCTTTGCTCGGGGTATTGCTCAAGGAAAGAGCCTGGCTATTAACGAAACCATTAACATGGCGGTTCAGGCTCTAAATGCTGCAAAGGAGCGTTTAAAGGTTGCATCCCCGTCAAGGAGATTCAGAGACGAAGTTGGCGCTCAGGTCGCAAAAGGTATGGCCTGGGGCATCAAGTCCAATGCGGTTCTGGCCAAAAATGCTTCCACAAAAATGTCACAGGACGTACTGGATTCTGCTACGGCCTGGCTGGATAAGTACAAAGAAAAACGTTATACCTCACTTGAGGATGAAAAACTGTTTTGGGAGAAGGTGGCTACAAACACGAAAAAAGGGACTGTGGCATACAAGAAAGCCCAACAGGAAATAGCGGATTTCAACATCAAAATTCTGAAAATGCAGAGCGCTGCAAACAAAACAGTTAGCGGCGTGTCACGGACAAAGACAGAGGGGAGCGGTGGTAAGCAGAAAACGGTTGATAAGTCTGTTTCTGAGTATTATTCGGACGTATATAAGGCCGCGAGTAAGCACCTGGCGAATATGAAGGTTTATTATAACCTCAGTGTTCAGGACGAGGAAGCTTACTGGGCGCAGGTTCTGACAAAAATACAGAAAGGAACACAAGCCTATACGGATGTATACGAACAATGGAAAAACGCGCGAAACAGCGGAAAGAGCACCAATACGGCAGCCGCCGAGGAAAAGAACGACTATGCCCTGAACGGCGGAGCGTTGGATACATACAAGCAGTATTTCAAGGTTTCCGAGCGTGCGGAGGTAGATTACTGGAACACGGCCAGAAAAAACTATAAGCGCGGCACAAAAGAGCGGGAGGAGGCCGATAAAAAGTATTTTGCGGCCAAAAACACGCTGAACGAATCCCTGAAAAACCTGGAGGATGACTATGTTGACAAAGTCACCACCGTCAACTCCAAACTGAAAGAGGATATTCAGGATGTCGCCGATGACCTGGCGGATTCCATCGCCGATGTTACGAAGGAAACGCAGGAGAAGATCGATGAGCTGAATAAGACCTACTCTGATTCCGTGAAGAGCCGACAGGAGTCCATCTACAATTCGATGAAACTGACGGACAAGTTTTATTCAGAGTCCGACTCCGGCAGTACGCTTTTGTACAACCTAAAAACTCAGGTGGTTGGCTTAGATGACTGGAAGACTCAGCTTCAGAAACTCCGTGATAAAGGTATTGATGCAGACTTTATAAAAGAACTTGAGGATATGGGCCCGGAAGCCTCGGCCATGCTCCACGTCTTGAATAACGACCTGCCGGAAGGCGTAGAAGGCAAAGGAATGACGGAAGCCCAGCTGAACGAATACGTTTCGCTCTGGCGGCGAAAAAAAGAGATTTCACAGCAGGAAGCCGAGAAAGAGAATAAAGACCTGAAAATGCAGACGGAACAGGAGGTGGCTGCCGCAAAAGCCTCCGGTGATGCCCAGATTGCCCAGCTGAATAAGAATAGTGAGCAGAAGATTGCCACTCTCAAAGCCAACGCTCAGGCAGAAATCAAAGCCTATACGGAAGAGTATTTGAAGGGCGTGAACGATCTGGAAAAGCCGATAAACGCTTCACTGCAGCACATTGCAAACCAAGCCGGAAAGATCGGTGAGAGCACAGTCACGAAGTACGTTCAGAGCTTATACGCCCAGGTTTCCAGCAAGAATGCGAAATCGTCCCTGCTGAATACTACCACGACAATCACCACAAACCTGTCAAAACTGACCAAAGACGGTGAGAAAATTGGTCAGGACACCTTAGATGGCATCTTGAAAGCCATGAACGACTCAAAGAAAATTAAAACTTACACTACGAACATGGTCAAAAAGATTGTTGCAGAAACGAAAAAGGCAGCAAAAATCAAGTCCCCTTCCAGGTTAATGGCCGAGGAAGTTGGTGAGTACATCCCCGCTGGTGTCGGCGCAGGCATCGAGGAAAACACCGCTACGGCAATTAAACCAGCACAGGATATGATTCGCCAGCTGGTAGAATCCACTATCGGCAAAAACATGGGAAATATTACGTTGGAACAGTACCTACAGCGGATCGATGCCGGAGCAACCCAGGCGGCCAGCACTGCAGTGCAGGCGCAAACTCAGCTTCCGGGCATCAACGTTGACACCGGAAATCTGGCGGGCCTTCTGGCCCAGCTGATCGGAGAAGTGCAGAAAGTGGCCACGAATACCGCTGGTTCTTCACAGATTGTTCTTGATACTGGTAAGTTAGTGGGGGAAATTACAAAACCGATTTCACAGGAACTGGCCCTGCAGTCCCGAGCACAGTCCCGAGGACGATTTTGAGGAGGCGAGAAAATGCAGATCAACGGAATAGATATATCCCAATGGCACGCCCGTCAATGGGCGGTATCAATCGGGAATCATGCGATCACAAACAGCAGTGAATGGAACCGGGATTCTCCGGACCCGTTCCTGACCGGCTGCACGATCAGTTTCAAAACTATCAAAGTGACGTTGCTGATCAAGGATTCAACCAGAGAGACTATGACCATGGATCGGTCAAACATCGTAGCAGCATTGCTGGAACCGGCGGATATCGTTCTGGATGGATTCACACATAAATTCAGAGCGGTGTTGTCTAAGGATGCAAGCTTTGAAGAGACGGTGAACTACCGGCAGGACCGCTGGCACAAGCTGAACTTAGAATTACAGGGCTATGAATATGGATCAGAAGTGGCAGTATCTGGTTCAAGTGAACTGAGCATAGTAAATCCAGGAAATTTGAACACCCCCGCGGTATTGGAACTGCTTCCGACAATCAGCACAGTACCAGTGACGATTCAGGGAATCTGCCGTGATCCGGCCACAGGGGAAGATTCACCGGTCGTGGTCAGAGCTCTGACAACAGACAAAAAAGTGATAATCGACGGAGAAACGGGCCTGATAACGCAGGAAGGCGCACAGAAAGCAGGTGACGTAGATCTCTGGGAACTTCCATTATTGGCTCCTGGCGTGAATACGATCACTTGCGATAATGCAAATATAACTATGACAATCAAATTTAAACCAAGATACATGTGAGTGAGGAGGAAAACAAGTGACAAACAGAGAAATAATCGCGAACTATAACGGATTGGACTACATCCAGTCCTTAGAAGCTGAACACTATAAACGGACTGGTGAAAAATTATTTCAGGGTCGCGTGAAAATCACCTATGCCATCAAAAAGAATATGAGAGAGCTGCTGGATAAATTAAAACCTTATGATGAGTCCAGAAACGAGATTTTTGCGGAATATAGGGACCTGGATGCCGAGAAGAAAGCAGAAGAAAAACTGAAAAAGAAAATAGTTACAAGCGCAGAGGGCACAGCGGAGCATGAACGGGAAATGAAAACCTACAATGAAAAAGTCAACACGCTGGAAATCATCATGAAGCCAGGAAAAGACAAGGTGGAATATGAATCAAAAATCAAAGAGCTGCTGGACATTGACGTGGCAGATGTGAATATTCACACCATCAGCCTGGATCAGCTCGATGGCATTGAACTGGATAGCGCGCAGCTGGAGCCGTTGATGTTCATGATCGAGGAATAAACGAAGGAGGTTTTCCTTCATGCTGAAAATATTTAATCAGTCCCACGAGGCTGTGGGATACATAAAAAAATACCGGGATTGCAAAATTGAGAGCGTTCTTTCCACAGCGGAAAAGACGCTCTCTTTTACATATCTGGCAAAATCTCAAAAGATTGACTATGAATACTATATCCAGACTGCGGATGCTGAGTATGTGGTGAAAGCCATCCGGCTCACGTCAGATGGATATCCGGAATATACGGCCACGCTGAACATGGAGGGGCTGGAAGCAAAGACCTGGGAAACCTTCCTGGCGAAAGATTCGAGCCTGCGGGATACTGCCAATTTGGCCCTGGTCGGGACCGGCTGGCGCGTGGCGGAATGCACAGTGGATAAAAAACGGAGCGTAGGCCTGCAGAACGTCACCAGTAAAGTGGTCTTACAGAAGCTCTGCACGGTGTTCATGTGCGAGATGCAAGTGGATAGTAAGGCCAAGACGGTTTCCTTCAAAGAAAAGTTCGGCGAGGATAAGGGAGTATATTTCCTCCGGGGACTGAATCTGCGGCAGCTGACATTGTCAGGTGACACCTATGACTTCTATACCCGCATCATCCCGGTCGGAAAAGACAACTTGAAAATTACATCTGTGAACAATGGAAAGGAATATATTGATAATTTCCAGTATTCCAAGAAGATCATCCCGTACGTTTGGCAGGACACCAGTTATGAGGATGCGGCCACTCTGATGGAAGATGCTACCGAAAAGCTGAAAGACCTGTCAATCCCGAAAAAGTCATATACCGTTGACGTCCGAGATCTGGCTTATCGTAGTGCCGAGTATGGCATCCTGGAGTACAACCTGGGCGACACGATCACGCTGATCGATCGCAAGAACGGCATCCGGGACAAACAGCGGATTACGAAAATCACAGAATATCCCGAGAATCCGGACAAAAACACCTGTGACATCGCCAACACGCGGGAGACCTTCGACGAGATCCAATCCCGCCTGAAAGAAGCCGTCAGCATTATAGAAGCGGCGAAAAATCTTGATGGAAGCATCAACGGAAATGCTGTGGACAAAGTAACCACGGATCAGATTCTAGGATTTAAAGACGGTGTAGAGTCGGGAATCCAGAACAGCAGAACGATAAGCGGAATTTATGAGAAAATCGAAGCCACAACGGCGGAAATTGGAACAATTAGAAGTACATATCTGCAGGTGACGGAAGCAGATATCAAATATGCTACGATTGATCTGGCAAACATCAAGAACGGTTCGATCAAAACCGCCATGATTGACGTAGGCGCTGTCAATACGGCCCAAATCGCAGACGGTTCTATCACGGATGCCAAAATCGTCGAGCTGACGGCGAACAAGATCACCGCAGGTACTCTTTCTGTAGAACGCCTAGAAATCCGCGGAAGCAACAGGAGTATTGTCTACGCCTTGAACAATATCACCGGAGCCCTCCAGGCTCAGAATGTTGATACCTTGAATGGCGAGATCTTAACTCCACGGACCATCACAGCCGACAAAATTGTTGCCAGCTCTATCACCGGCAATGAGATCGCCGCAAAAACAATTCTGGCAAACCACATTGATGTGATAGACCTCTTCGCCCAGAAAATCGAAGCGACAGATCTTCATGTTGTTGGAAACAGCACAATAGACGGCAACCTGATCACATCCGGAACTATTTCGGCAGACCGCCTGGATGTCAACGGCATTTTTGCAAAAGATATAACAGCAACAGGCACAATCTCTGGAGCAACCTTAAAAGGTGCAAGCGGACAATTCACGGGGACCGTAGATGCCCAGACGTTGTATGTCAAGGACAAAATTCAGATATACGCCTCTTCTTACAGTTCAGCAGTTACCATCCTGGAGGAAACGAAAGAGGATGATATCAATAATTTGATTCTGGGAAGTTATAGCTACGGCAGCATTATTTCGCGGAATCAGATATCAGCCCCGAGCCTGTATGTGAGTGAAAATATAACTGTACTTGGAAATATTTCCGCAAGTAAAATAAATGGCGTGACATGGAATTGGTCCGGTCAGGGTGGACAACCTAATTGGTTGTGGGGTGGAAATGACGGAGTAAACATGTATGTATACAGTCCCTCAAACTTTAGCGTCAGCTATGCAGCAAAAGCTGGAAATATAAGCGGAGCCGTGGCAGAGAATGGAATAACATTTAAATCCGGCAGTAATCAAACGTATATGTACCAAACAGGAAATACAATTACATTCATGACCTCATCTGATGGTGGAAAAAATAATGCCTACCCTCTTGCTTTCGGTGCAGATCACAGCGTATCAGATCCGGGGAGTACCTGCGGCATTAACTTTTTGTCAGGAAACAGTTGGAAAGCAATAACACCGCATAGTGGAGATAACACCATTGCACTGGGAATGTCAGGATACAGATACACCCGTTTATATGCCGCGAGCGCAACTATCAGCACCTCGGATGAAAATGAGAAAAATATTCTTTCAGGGATTACAGGGGCATATGAAAAGACATTTCTGAATCTAAAACCAATTCTGTACCGCTGGAAAAACAACGATGCAAAAAAACACGATCGGGTCCATTGCGGGCTCGGAGCACAAAGCGTTCTTTCAGCGGCAAAAGAAAACGGATTGACTACATTAACATTTGCGGCAATCTGCCGGGATGACTTAGAAGAAACGACGGCAGACGGCAGGATGGAACGCTGGGGAATTGCGTATGAGGAATTGATACCCTTAACTATTCATATGACACAGAAAGCATTTGAAAAAATCGAAAATATTGAAAGGTCTATGAATGAGTTAAATAAAGAAAACATGAAGATATCGTTCTTGCAGAATCAGATTGAACAGCTATACATGTACATCGGGGAATTGCAGGCGAAAATTCAAGAAGAGGAGATAGAAATATGTTAAGTCAGAGCACGAAAAAAGTAACGATTACAGCTTCATCAATTGTGGAAACAGAGGAAAAGAAAGTTGTGCTGGAGAATTACACAGCGACAGTGGATTCGGAGAATCCAGAGAACCTGAGCATGAATAAATTTTTCCCGACCACAGAATCAAAAGATCTGTATAAGGATCACCGGACGGAGTGCCGGGAAGATTACGCGGTGTTTCAGGAAAAAGCGTATGCACTCCAGGATGAGATGTTTGCTATGCTGGAAAAATAAGAGGTGAACAGTATGAAAAAAATCCTTATAGCCGATTTCTCAAAAGGAAATGAGAAGGCATATGTACGCGGATTATATCAGCATGATTATGGAGCAATTTTAAAAGTGACAGGAATCGAATACGCCGAGATCATCCGCGTTGATTTCGCTGGAACAAACGATGAGAAAGCGCATCCGGTTGTAGCACTGCAGGAGCCGGACGGAGGCTTCTGCGTAAAAATCCCGAAAGAAAACACGGATAAAGCCGGTGAATTAAGTGCGTATATATACGTCACAGACGCCGAATCTGGTTTCACAATAAAAGAAGTAATTCTGCCGATAATCAAAAGAATTGAAGCAGATCCGGACCCCTCTGGCGAAAAAACAGATCCTTTCGCGGAGGCAATCGAAGAAATCAAGAAAAACGCCAAAGCTGCCGGCGATTCAGCAGCTTCCGCGGCAGAATCTGAAAAGTCAGCATCTGAATCCGCCACACAGGCAGAAAAATCCGCTGTGCAGTCCCGGGAATCTGTCGAAGCCGCTGCTATATCGGAAAAGGCTGCCGCAACGTCAGCCACGGCCGCCGCCGAGTCCGCCAGCCAAGCCCGGGAGTCCGCCACCGCTGCCCGTTCAGCCGCCGATGAGGCTACGGAGAGCGCCACCGCCGCGGCTGAATCCGAAACCACCGCGGCACAGCAGGCACAGAATGCGGCCCAGTCCGCCACAAACGCGGCCCGGTCCGCAGAATCCGCAGCCCAGTCCGCTGAGACTGCCAAAACTGCCGCGGACACCGCCGAAAAATCCGCATCGGCCGCACCTGTCTCTTATACACATCTGACGCTGCCGACGACTAGTCGAGTG